GCGGAGCGCATCGTTGGTGTCGTTGGCGTCCACCGTGATGCTGGTTGAGGCCGCGTTGTCAGTGCCGATGGTGACTGGCGCGTAAACCTCCGAAGTCGTGCCGCTGACATTTTTGATGGCGTATTGGCGCTGAAAGGTGGCGACGGTTCCGCCGCCGTTAGCCACGCCGACAATCATTATGTTCAAAAACATAACCTTGCCGCTTGGGCAGCGAAGGCGAACATTTGCACCTGGCCCACCAAATAGCTCTACCGCAGAGTTTGTCGTGGTTGTTCCGCGCACCATATAGCGCAGTGCCTGCGACGATCCAGTGTTCCCTATTGCTCCAAAGCCTTCGGCAATTAAGCAGGCCAAGTCCGCAACCGCACTGTGGCCTACAGCAAGCGCGTGCGTTTGTGTAGCCGAGGAATCATTACCGTTGATTACTGTCGTCTGTTCTTGGCTTGCTGTTGAAAAGTAGGACGAAATCACGGTGGCGCGATTTGATGACGCAGTTGCCAGCCAACTTCCTATTGCGGCAGAACTTGATCCGCTTGCGGTGCTGTCATTGCTTCCGCCGACGAAGGCATTGGTTCCGCTGGCTATGTTGTTCAATCCGCCCGCCAGAAAAGACCGCTCGCCAGACGCCACTTGGTTGGCGTTGCCGCGCACCCGCTGAAAGTCTGTGGCATTTACGCCTCTGGCGTTGCCACCTGTTGTCGTTGCGTCTGGAACTTGCGCCGAAATGCTGCCCGTTCCCTTCGGCACAATAGAAACCGAGACGTTAGTCGAGCCGCCTGTAGCTTGAATCGAGGCGTGGTTGACGGTGTTATTGGGGCTGGCCGTGGCGTTGTCGGCAATGACGAAAGCCGAATCCTGCAACGTGCTGCCCCCCGTTCCGTCACTCCGCAAAATAGAATTGTCGGTGGAGCCTGTGCCGCCGCCGACTCCTCCCGATGCCGTCATTGTCGTGCCGCTAATCGTTAGCCCCGACCCCGCCTCCAGATAGCGCAGTTTGCCTTCGCTATCGTCCCAGAAAACGATTCGGTCGGCCCCTGCGTCATCGGCCACCAGATCAGACCCCGACACGCTCAAGACATCGGCTGTGGATGCGCCGACTGCGGTGACGCCCGATCCCGTAGCCGACAACTCCCCCGCCGAAAGGCTCAAGCCCGCCCCGATTTGGATCTCCTCGATGGCCCCTGTGCTCGCGGTCGTGCGGCCTAAAATTCTTGCGGTGGCTTGGGTGAGGCCGCTGGTGGTTATGGCTCCTTGGAGGGCGAGGGTTCCGCTGGAGTTGGGGAGGTCGTAGGTGCGGTTGGCGGAGAGATTGTTGTTTGCAACAAAATCAGCAGTAGGGCTTCCAGTAGTCAATTCATCAACAATCCGAACAAGTCCATTGAAAGGAACTTCTACGCCGCTCAAACCATTGGGAACAATTAAGGCAGTCAGTGTAGCCGAGTTAAACGTCACATCATCCGTGGCCCCAAGGCCAATATCACTGGGAGCCAGCGCATCCGTGCCGCCTGTGGCGTGGGAGGCTTTGTGCGCGAGAGTGCTGCTTGGTGTGCGGGAGTCGGAAAGCCTGCTGTCATTACCCTCGCAAAAGCTCCCTGCCGATGTGCCGAAAGAACCCGCCTCGACTACGCCGCCTGTGCCTGTTTTGATCGGCAGGTTGGCGGTGTTTGTTGTCGGAACCCTAAGAATGTCGCCGACAAATTGAAATTGTTGCGCGGCTAAATTGCCAAAGTCGGATGCACTCAGCGGATCAACATCGCCGCTCCACGCGGATTGGTGAGGATATGCCGTGTTGTTGTCGTCGCTGCTGGCAACAATGTTTTGCGTTACGGGAGAGTTTTCGTAAATGTGCCAGCTATCATTTTCAAAAAACATCCCGTAGGTGCGGTTGAGTTTATAGACGGGCTTGCTATTAATGATGCCGCCCGTAGGCCAATAGACGCCGTTAACTCCCCCGCCGCCTTCGGAAAATGAGTGCACATAGACAGGACCATCGCCGTTGCTGCTGACGATGTTGAGTTTTTCGCCGCTGATGATGTCGCTGGTTAGGGCGATAGTTCCGGAGACATTGGGCACGGTCAGCGTGCGGGTGGTGCCGGTGGTGATGCCGGAGAGTTGGAAGGCTAAATTTTTGGAGCTGTCGCCGTTGTCATACAGGAGGAAGTTGGCGTCGTTGAAGACGTCGGGGAGGATGCCGGCGTAGGTCCAGTCAGTGGCGCGTGTTCCGGTGGTGGCAACGCGAATGTAGATACCAGCAGGCTTGCGGCTGATGAGCCAGGCGCCTTCGGCTTCGCGGACAAGGTAGGCGCTGTCCACGGCCGGCGGGTTGGCGGTGGGCAATGCGCTGAAGTTTTGCACCTCGCCGTCGATATAGGGCGATCCGCCGCCGCCACCGGAGCCGGTGAAGTCGAAGTTGCCGCTGAACGGGTTGAACTTTAGTCCCATGGTCTAGCTGCGGGTGACAGTGGCGATGCCCGCGTCATCGGTGGTCGGCGGGTTGGTCGTGTAGGTGAAGGTCAGTGTGGCGACCGTCTGGCCGCCGCTGCCGCCTTCCTTGTAGGTCACGGTGTTCGGGTTATTGGTGCTGCCAACGTATGAAATCGAGACGTGGTCGTGCTGCGGGATGTTAAGGCCGGCTACGTTGCGGACGTTGATGTTCGGGTGCATGCGATTAGGCGGCTGGTTGGGCGGTCATGCCGAGTTGTGCGTCCTGCTGCATCTTTTGCAGCGCGGGTTGGGCGCCGGTGCGGCCGATGACTGCGTTTTGCTGTTGTTGCAACTGGAATTGGAAGGCTTGCGCTCTCGCGTCGATCATGCTGCGGAAGATTTCGTCGGACTGATACCGCTGCTGGACGGCGGGGTTGGACTGGATGATCGTCTGCAAGGTTTGCAAGCGGACCTGCGCGTTTTGGCCACCCTCCTTGAGCGGCGGCTCGGTGCCTGCGGCGATTTTGGCGAAGGCGGTTTGTTCGTCTTCCTGCTCGGCGGCGGTGGCTTGGCCGATGTCCTGGACGAGGATGCCAGCGAGATTTGGATCGACCGCTTGGAACATATATTTTACGAGGCCAGCGCGGTCTATGACGCCGAAGCTGTCCAAGGGAACCAAGACTTTGGCGAGGTAGTCTAATTTGGCGCCGAGGGCTTCGTTGTCGAGGAGGCGCGCGTCAAACTCGCAGGTCACATCGAAGCGGCCGCGGATGTCGGCGGGGCTGGCAACGAGCGGGAGATTGGGGTTGCCGGTGACGCGGGCAACTTCTTCGTCGGTCATGTATTGTTGACAGAGCGAGAGCGTCTGGACGAGGCAGAGCTTCATATCAAGGAGCCAGCTATCGACCAGCTCCTGGGTGTGCAGCATGTAGCGTTGCGGCGGGACGGCCTCGCTGATGCGGCCGAAGTAGTTGTCCACATCGTTGCGGATGGACATTTCGACTTCGATGCTACCGGCGTCCGGCTGCGGCGGGTTCATCCAAGTGATCTCGCCAGGGCGGCGCTCGGGGATCTGCACGCCCGGTCCCATGATAAGGTCCATCTTGCCGCGCGCGGCCGGGGTTTTGAGCGGAGGCAAGGTGACGATGCTGGCGCGGTCGCCTCGCATGTCGCGCTGGATTTTGACTTCTTCCTGGGCGGTCTGGACGATCTCCGGCACGCCGCGGGATTCCAAGATGGGGCGTGAGGCACGCTCGCGGGGCAGCTCAACGAAGGGATAAAGCGCGTGGGCGTAGGGAAGAATATCGTGGGCGGCAGTGCGATCCGGGACGTGGTAGCTGAGGACGGTGCGGGTGACGCGCATCGCCTTGGTGCGGTCGTCGTGCTCCTTCCTGTAGACGTGCCAGATCTCGATCATGTCCCTTTGGTGGTCGTAGAGGAACTGGTCGCTGCGGTGGAGGTTCAGCGAGATGCGGCGAATGTCGCCTTTCTTCTCGACGACTTGCTCGACCCATTTGTCGTCCCACCCCTCGACAGCGGCACGTTCGCGCAACTCCGGTTCGGTCATTAACTCGCGTCGGGCAACGAACGCGGCACGCTGTAATGAGTAGGTCTGGGCGGGGAAGATGATGTC